TCGCCAGGGCTGTTTCCTGGACGGTCGTTGCGTTGAGGACCACGCCGTATTTCTTCATGGTTTCGTAATTGCCCACCAGCGCGGATTGAATGTCGTCCATAACCTGGGCCGTCGGCAAATTGTTGAAACTACCCAGGTCTGCCGACAGCTTGACAATCTCGAAAGACAGGGCCGCAGCCGATTGCGCCTGCATGCCCATCGGCACAAGCAAGTCCTGCACGGAGGAGAGGTATTGCTTCGATTCCCGGGTAGACATGGCATAGGCGTCCACCAGGACCTTGGACCACGCTTCGGCCCGGGGGATCTGGCCGGCGAAAACCACCTCGAACTTGCTGGTAACTTCCTGGAGGTCGGAGGCCACATCGACGACCCCTTTTAGTTGTCTGGCCAGGGCGATCGCGCCGATCCCGATACCCAGCTTGAGCAGCATCCCGTGGGCGCTCTGCATCCGGGCGTTGAACCCCCCCACGCTCCGGCCCATGTCCTGAAAAGACTTTTTCCCTTTTTTCCCGGTCTTTTCGGACTCGGTCCCGATCTGGCGCAGAACTTTTATGCCGCCCTTGCCGTCGACCTCGACTTCGATGTAAATTTTAGAACTGTTACCAGCCATGTTTTATTAGACAGGATTTACAGGATGCTCAGGATGGTACCCGCTGGAAGCGGGAAAAATCTTGTTAATCATGTTAATCCTGTCTGATTCCTTTCTTTTTCATTTCAGCGTCATCTCCATCTGCCCCAGATCCAGCCACTCCTCATACGTCAAGTCATTCGCTCGAAACGGATACCCGGCCATGCGCAGCATGCGCAGGTTCAGGAGTTTGTGAGTGTATGGGTGAAGATCTTCGGCTTTCTTCTTTGGGCAGTTTCGGCAGGTCCATTCCAGCATGTCTTCGAATTCCACTTCGCATTTTTCCCGCTCCTTTTGCGTGCACAGCCCTTTCCGGATCGCCGCCAGATCCTCGGTCAGTTTGGGTCCGAGCCCTCGCCGGTTTCTTCTTCCGCATCATCTTCCACCGCCGCCTGCACCGGCACATCGAACACCCGGATCGCCAGCAGTTCCAAGATGTCGCCTGCAAATTTTTCGACATGCTCTTTCCATCCGGCAAAATAATGTTCCGATTTCGCATCGCTGGAAATAGTGATCCACGTCCCGTCCGGCCCCTGAATTTCAAAATCGCCCTCGCGGATCCCCATCAGTATTTTTAGCCCGTATTTCAGCCGGGTTTCCACGGGCCTGCTGATAACCTTGCGGCCCTTGCGCTGGAAGCTCTCATTTGTATATCCGACCCGCTCCAGTGTCGTCGGCATCCGGTATTGCAGCACGATCTCACTGTTAGACAAGTTGTCCTGAAATCGCATTTCGTTGAGTTCATCCCCTAATCGTCTGGCCATATTCAAAATCCTCCGGATTTTTGAAGATCAGAAGTTAAGAACATAAGAAGGTTGGAAAATCCAGCCGGCGCGAACGCTCGAACTGCCGACCTTCTTACCTTCCCACCTTCTCACCTTCCGGTCTTATTAAGCCGCATACGCGGTCTGCAAATTCTTAACCTTGGCGATCACGCTGCCGTATGTGTCGTCCTCCAGCGGCACCATGTCCCCGGCCTCGGCCACCCGCTTGCCGTCCACCGACAGGGGCGCGGACAAAAGGGCCACCTTCGGGAAAACAATCTCCACCTGGTACTTGTGCGGAGTGTCGTACACCGCGCCCTCGGCCAGGATATACACGCCGAAATCGTCGTTGTCGTCGATGTGATTTTGTAAAATATAATCCCGGAATTCCCGGTTCAGCTTGAGCACCTGGTTCCGCGACGGCCGAAAGCATCGGGCGCCGTAGGCCCCGTCCGCACCTACGGAAAACTCGATTTCGAAATTGTTGTTGAAGGTCCACTCGATTGACCGCACCTCGGCGTCCAGTTCGCGGCCGCCCTGAAAGGCGCTGCCGTTCCAGGTTCCGCCCAGTTTAAACGTCACTTGGCTCACCCGGAGGGGCGTTTCCACGACGCGGTTCGGGAACGTCATCCAAGCATCCGGGATACACATCCAGGTAGCGTTGCCGTCCACCACGGTCTCGCCGATAACGGTCGGCCAGGTCGACGGCTCGGTCGCATCCGAGGTGCCGGCGACCGTGCAGATGTACCAATAGTCGTTGGGCGTGACCGGCTTGCAGCGGTCGTCGAGGACGTACGGCGTGCTGGCTGCCCAATTGGTTGGCACTACCTCAACGGGAATATAGAGCACTTTGTAAGTCTTGCTGGCTCCGGCCCCTCCGGGATCGGTGATGGTAATCACCCCAGGCGTCGCTGCCGAAACCGCCGAATATGCCACTTCGGTCCACACGCCGTCGGTCAGCTCGACGCGGATCCGCTGGACATTGTCCAGGCGTGCCTGGGCCGTGGCGCCCTCCACGGCATTGGCCGCCAGGGTCAATTCCGTGACGTTATCCAGGGCCGTGATGGATTCCTCGTAGACGTTGTCGGTCCGCTTGCCGGTGCCCTTGACGCTGCCCACGATCTTGCACCACGCGTCGATGGCAAACGTGGCCACGAATGAATCCACGAACATGGATGCAAACCGCCGCTTGAGCACTGTCGATCCGAGCCGCAGACCGGCAGTAAACGACGGGTTGCTCCGGTCCGCATCCTCGTCGTTGAAAATAGGTGTGATGGTGTGCTCCCACCCGGTACCCGCCGCCGCCGGACTGCACACCCCCAGGGCATAGGCCATGAGGAAAGCGAAATGCTGGGGCTGGGCCTTGTTGAAGGTCAGGGGGCCGGCGGCCAGGTTCCCCAGGTCGTAGATCGTGTCCGCTTCTTCCTTGCCGGTCAGCTCGTCGGCATTGTCCTCCCGCCGGGGCTCCAGGTTGAGCACGTCGCTCATGTCCACCAGCAGGCTGGTGTCCAGGGTCTGCTCCGCGTTGATGCCCGTCTCCTTGGTGTTCGCACTCACCGCCAGCAGGTTGTGTGTTGCTCTATAACTTCTCATGACTTCACCTCCGGTTCAGTAGGCTTGGATGCTTGGATGCTTGGATGCTTGGATGCTTTCCGGCCTCCCGGCTTCCCCGCCTCCTGGCTTTCCAGCTTTTTAAATTTGTTTTTCTCCTCCGGCGGGATCTCCGCATAGACCCGGTCCCGCAGGAACTTCTTCCCCGCAAACGCCCCGTCCACCACCTCGAACGATTCCACCCCTTTTTTCAGTTGATATGGCATTGTCTCCCTCCTTAACTTTAGTCACTTTAGATCACTTCAAACTTTAGGCACTGGGTCTTTGGGTCTCCTTCTCGTACTGATACGAAATCACCTTCCGCACTACCACTTCCGTCTCGTCCCCGAACAGCTCGGACTCCGGCTGATTGGGCAGCGCCACGGCGGATATCATTCCGGTAATGGACAGAAGGTTTTCGTCGAGCGACGCATGAATATCCGCCTCGATGTCCAGGATGCCTTCCTTCCCGGTGGACGTGTCTCCCATGATGGCCGCCTCGGGTTTCGACAACTGCACATAGGCGATAATTTTCACGGTCAGGGCATATTCCATCATCCCGCCCGCCTCTTCGGTGCGGACCACCGGCCCGTCCTTGATCCCCACGGCCGGAAACTTCACCGCCTCGGGAATCAGGTTCTCATCCTCCGTGATAAACACATCCGACTCCCGGACATAGGTGAGGTCGGTTTGTAATTGTAATTTAATGGCCGTTAAAAGTGCTTTCACCTTTTACCTTTCACCTTTTACCTTTCACCTGTTGTAGTATATTCGGCGACAATCCGGCCCATCACCCGCCGGTCTGAATCCTGTACCAGCAGAAATTTCCGCTGGCGGATGTGGATGTCCACATTCCGGGTATGCTGCCGCACCATCACCTTGCGGCCCGTGATCGGTTTCCCGAACGCCCGCATGATAAATCGATAATGCGCCTTGACCGTGACGTTGCCCCGGATCCGGCCCCCGAACTGGTGAATGGCCGCATATTTGACACTGGTTCCCACCCGGAGCACTTTGCCCAGAACCTCCCTGGTGATGGACCGCATGAGCCGCGCCGTTGCGACCAGGGTCTGACCGCCCGAGATCCGCGCCCTTTTCGACGGATGCCACCGCACCGGCCGGCCCCCGGCCTTGAAATTCTGGGCGATAGACCGCAGCAGCACCAGTCCGCATTTTTTCAGGGCCTGCTCCGGATGATCCAGCCGCCGCTCCGCCTGTTTCAGCGAAGCCCCGGCCGCCCGATCATCGATGGTATATTTAATTCCGACCATATCGCTCCCTGACACCTGACACCTGACACCTGGCCCCTGTTAATATCCGCTCATCTTCCCCCGGGTGAAGATCCGCACCGGGTTCGAGGTCGACATCTCCGGTGCATCGCCGGTCCCGGTGCCCTCCGGGTCGTCCTCGCCCAGGGCATTGTCGCCTTTGGCCACGCCCTTTAAAAAATCAACGGCTTCCTTGAACCGGTTCCGGATATCCTCGGGGGCACCCTTGCGCCGGCCGTAAAGGTTATAGATGGCGATATCCACGGAGAACTTGTTGAGCAGCGGCGGTACCGGAAAAAACGGCACCGTATATCGCTTGCCGCAGTACCCGTCGATAAGCGCGTCGGCGTCGGCGATCTTTTTGGTCACCACATCCGCATCCACCACCCCGGTGTCGTCGTCATCCGTCAATTGGATGAGCACATCCTCGTCGATCTGCTCCAGGATGTCGGTCTGTGCGCTGTAAGCCATTGGTTATTCCTCCGGCGCTGCGTTGATCGTTTCCCAGATGCGGTCCCGGACCTTGGCCTTGACCGGCGCCCCCAGTATTTCAGCCATTGCCTTGAGATCCGGCCGGCCGGCCGCGATCACCCGGCCGTCTGCAATGGCCTGCCGGGCGGCGGCGATCAGTTCCGGGTCCTCATGTTCCCCGGCCACCGCTTCGACGGTGAGCATCGGTTCTGCCTCCAAAACGGCCAGCTCTTCCTCGCTGAACCGATCGTCCGGATATTCGGTCGCCGCTTTGGGATGCGGCACCCCGCACCGCCGGAAATTGTGGCGCCTGCTCGTGATTCGAATCATGACTTGCTCCTCTCTGTAGAATAAGACGTTGAGAAGGTTAGAGGGTTAGAAGGTCGGCAATTCGAGCATGCTCAAATTTCCAACCTTCATACCTTCTGATTTTCTAACCTTCTGAATTTCAAGATCATCCGGCGCCCTTGGATCCATAGCTCATCTGCCACAGACCATACCCGCCGGCCGCACGCGCCTCGGCCCCGAACCGGAACTTTTTCCGCATGAATACATTGTCGCTGTCCATCCCCGTCTGCTCGACGAACACCGGTTTTTTCCGCTCCTGGTAGACAAACGGTTTTAACGGGCGGTTGGTCACATGAAGCATCCACTGGGTAGTGCTCGTAATCCTGGGATTGACCAGCAGCGTGGCCGTTCCCTTGTACGGGTTGGGAGATTCGTCGGTGAGCTTATCGTTTTCCAGGAGCAGCCGGCCGGTGGCTTCCAGGGCCGGCCCCACTTCCAGGACGTCCGGGATCAGCGCCAGCGGCCGCCCTTCGTCATCCTTAAAGCTCATAATGGCCAGCCGGCCAGCCCCGTAGCTGGCAGCCGCCGCGGCCGTGGTGGCAGCGGACAGCGCCGCCGTGCCCAGGTTGCTGACGCTGGATCCGGCCACATCGTGGTCATCATCATAAAAATACTGGCCGTCGTAGCACTCGTTTTCGAACGCGTTGTTCTTGAGATCCGCGTCGATCTCATCCGGGAGCTGCTTGGCGGAATATCCCGCTTCCTGGGCCTGGGGCCCGTAAATTCCGAGGTTGTCGTCCTCGATGTCGTTGCGGTCCACCTCCACGGTGGCCTCCCAGTCATCGTTGACCACGGTGTATTTGAATGCTTCCAGGGCCTTGACGACTTTGTCGCCGAGCCATTTCCGCATTTTCGGGAACCGGCTCAACCACGTGTAATCGCTCTGCCCGGACCCGCTGGGCACCAGCATGGTCGTCTTTTCCCATAGGGCCGGTGCCGCGTCGAATGCCTTGTTGAACGTGGTTTTCAGGTTGATGAAAACCGCTGTGAGATTGCCTTTGTTTACCAACATGGTCGCTCTCCTTTTTTAATTTTGTTGTGAATTAAAAATTCAAAATTAATAACTCAAAATTGCCTTTTTACACGGTCGACAATACGGCTCCGTCAGCAACCACCACGCGCCACACCAGTGCGCCGGCTACCTGCACGGCGGTCAAAACGACGATATCGCCCGCGTCAGCCATTGTGATGGTGTTGTTCCCGGTCGTGTTGATGGTGCCTGCCGCGGTGATCACGGCGTCTCCGGCATCCACGTCCAGGCTGATGGCCAGGGTAATGCTGGCCAGGGCCGGAATGGCCAGGGTCCGGGTATCGTCAACGCCGGTGGTGGTAATCGCCACAGACCCGGACCGGGTCACCGGTATCGCGCCGGCGTCTCCCGGATCGGCGATGGCCACCGGCGCTTTGGGATAGATCTCCTGGAGCGCCGCCTCGACGGTGGTCTGTGCCGTGAATAACCCGGCGTCGGCGATGGAAATCGCGCTGGCCGCATGGGCTGCGCTGCCGTCTGCGATATGGGTGGCCACATCCGCCTGGCGAATGGCCGGCTCGATGTCGATCCATGCATGGGTCGTGTCGATATACCCGGCGATGATGCCGCAGAAAATGTCATTGGTAGTGTTACCCACCAGGTCCACGGTCTGGTCGTCCACCAGGAACACGTTGTCGCCGACATTGGCGATGGTGATGGCCGTGTCCAGGATCACCTTGACCAGGCCCCGGCGCTTGAGAACGATCTTAAGGTCGCCGTTGGACCCCAGGGAATTGTCCTTTTGCTCCTGGGCCACGCCCTGAAAGATCAGCCCGGCCGTGTCAGACCCTTCCAGGCAGTACCCGGCCGCGTTGACGCAGGCCAGGGCGCCGCCGAAAACCTTTTCCGACCCGGCCATCTCGAACTCCAGCTCCACGCCGTCTCGATATTCAATTTTTTTATCTTCTGTTAATGCCGTCATGTTTTTTCCCTCCTATTCGTTTAAAAACCTTTCACCTTTTACCTTTCACCTTACACCTTGCGTCCCGTACTTCTTGATATCCTCGGCCGTGACCCCCATCATCTTGCCCACTTCCAGAACGGTCTCGTCGGTAACATCGCCCGGTTCATCCTTCTTGATCCGGGTCTGTCCCATCGGAATCACACTCCCTTCCGGCCTGGACAGCACGATTTTCCGGAACTGATCCGGGTTTTTCAGGGCCAGATCCTTGCCCCATGCCTCCAACTCTTCGGGGCTGGTTTTCCCGTCCTTGAGAGCAAGCGCCACCAGGTCGGACTGCTCCATCCCGGCCAGTTTTTGGGTCAGCTTAGCCACCTGGAGGCTCAATATCTGGGCCACGTCGTCGGTACCGCCCAGGCTGCCGATGGCCGCGATCACCATCTCCTTGTCGGCATCGTCGCCCAACTTGAGCACCGCCAACACCTCTTTGCAGGCCACCACTTCAACCGGTTTTTTTGCGGCCGCCGCTTCCAGTTCCGTGTTCTTGGCCACTACGGCTCCGACAGCTTCGACCACCTTGTCTTCGCCGGTATCGTCGGCCAGCCCCAACAATTTTTTGATTTTTTCCCACATGATTCGTTCTCCTTTTTTGATGGTTTTTGCCTCATATTTTGCAGCCAGCGCCTGGATATTAATCAGCCGGGGCTGGTTTGTAAGCGCGGCATTGTAAATTTCAACTATTTTTTTGTCGGATTTTCTGACCGAAAACACGGGCGAAAAATAGCGGTATTCTCTATTCTTGATAAACTCGGCGGCCTGTTCGGTCCATTCGGAGCGAACCCACAATCCGTCCTTGCCCCGCCACTGCATTTCCTTGATCCACCCCGCTGCCGGCGCTTTTTCCCCGGTCAGGGTTTGGTGCTCATAGTCGATTACCATGTCATGACCCAGCCCGTTAAAGGCGTTGATCACAAGAGCTGCGGATTCTTCGTCCATTATCGCGGGGTCATCTCCCAGGATCAAAACGTCTCCGGCCGGAAATATCTGAAACCAATCCGGCGGAATAACACCCAGATCCGCATTGGTTTTCATTGACAAAAATTTAATTCTCATGGCGTGTCCTCCTCAAACTGCGTTCTCAGTTCGTCCGGATATTTGTCCAGATCCGGCGCCCACTCGGTTTTCCCCGGATGCGTGTCCCACCCCGGATCCGGAATCAGGGGCCGGGCCGGCATCTTGCGCCCGGTTCGCGGATCGACCGGCTCGATCAGCCCGTTGGTCGGATCCACGGTCTCCACCGTGAGACCCTCTTCCTCCACCACATATTTGTGGATCGGGTTGACCCCGCACCGGCACCGGTGCCCGTTCGGCGGCCACCAGGTGTCCCAGAAGGAGTGATCCATCGGAAAGATCTTGCCGTCCAGGGCCGCATGGGTGGGCCGGGTATGGGAGTCGTTGACCGCGTCGTATTCCCCGTAAAACTCATCCGCGGAATCCTTCATCTGGTTGTATCGCCCCACGGAATAGGCGGTCTGGATATTGTTTCGGAACACCGTCTCCGCGTGCCAGGGCGTGATCCCGCCCCAGCCCCGGGCCGCCATGATATCGTCCAGCCGCCCCTTGAAATCCCCCAGGGTTTCCCCGTCCGCAATGGCCGCGCCCACCGAATCGAAAATGTCCATGATCACGTCCATCTTCGACACCCGCGCCACCGTAAACGCTTTGACCCGCGCCGCCTCAGCCAGCGAATAAAACTCCCCAATGGTCATGGGAATCTTATCCCCAAAAAACGCGATCGCCTCCTCAAACGGCAGCGGCTCCAGTATGATATTCTCCGTCATTCCTACCTTCTCGCCTTCTTACCTTCAGCCTTCTCACCTTCTCACCTTCTGTTTCCCCGCCACCGCGGCCCTCCCATACAGCTCCGCCGTAAACATGGCCCTCGCCACCAGGTCCTCCAGCTCCCCCGGATCCATATCGGAATAGGACGCAATGATCGTATCCCGGATCTCCTCTAATGATCCGGCGTTTGCGATCAACGCTTTTACCGGCTCCAGGAGACCGGAGAGCGCCTGTGTCGCGTTTTTATGGGTTTGGGCGATCAAACCCTCGATGTTCTCCTGTTCGTCGGAAAATCGGCCCGCCTTGGCCACGACCATGCCGTGCTTGGCGGCCACCGGTGAGGTTTTTGCCGCCAGGATCGTGTCCCCTTTCTTCGCCATCGGCACCTTGAACCGCTCGGATATGTGCTCGGCAGTCAGCGGAAAATTGATTTCCGACAAATTTTTATAGACTTCGGACAAACTTTTGAGATCTTCGGGCGGCTCGAATTTGAAATTGAACCCGGGCAGGGGTTTGTCCCACCCGAAATTATAGCCCACCAGGGGCCGGATCACCTGAAACCGCAAAGTCTTGGCCAGGGCTTCGCAATCGGCTTTGATCAGATCGTGGCGCACCAGGTCATGCACCTGTCCCAGGGAGTAGCTCCCGGACGACCCCTCCTGGGTGGTCAGGGTCTGGCCCAGGATCGCTTTTGACATCTGGGCGTCGCAGAAAACGGCCAGAACTGAAAACGGGTTTTCTTTGGACTGGCCTTTCATGGTCTCGACAAATTCAATTTCCGTGTTCTTAGAAATAATTCCCGCGGCATCACTGCCCAGGCTGCTGATAGCCGCCATCAGGGCGTCCTTGTCGTCACTGCTGGCCCCGGCCCCATATTTGCCCAAACGAAGCGGCATTCCGAATACCTCCAAAAATGCCACCCAGTCCTTAAGCGCGTAATTTTTGAACAGGTACATCCATGCGCACACCCGCAGGATGCCGGCCCGGGTGTCGTAGCCGGACCGGGCCTTGTACCGGTGATAAACCATCTTGAACGGCGGCATGATTTCGCCCAGAAACGGCTGTTCTTCGGTGACGATTCTGGGCATCTCAAAGGTTTTGTCCCAGGAGCTCGCGCCGATGTCATAAAAAATAGCCTTTTTGGCATGTATCCAGCGCAAGCCGTCGATGACCGCCCGGTTTCCGTCGACGGCCCAGATAATCTCCGACATTGAATACCCTTTGCCAATGGCATCCAGCAGGTCCAGCAGTGCGTCGTCAAAATCGTTCAGGTTGAAAATGTTTTCGGCGACGAATTCGGCGATCTTTTTGTCGTCCGCGCTGTCGGAATATGGATGCACATCATATTCCAGGCCCAGGACCGCGTTTTTACGGGTCTGGAGCTGGGAAAACAGGTGGGTGTCCTTTTCTTCCATTTCTTCGAACATCTCGGCCTGGCTGTAAACATCGCCGCCGTCCGCCTGCTTGAACAGCGTGGTCAGCTTTTGGGGCGTCAACCCCTGGCTCGGATAGCCCGACCACCGGTCCCGGATCGCGGCTACCGCCACCTCGCGGGTCTCCGGCTTCTTTTCGACCTTTACTTCCCTGCCGAACTGATCGTACAGCATCACCATTAGAAGGCTCCTTTTTGCTCGGCAAATCGCCGCTTTTTAACGGACTGGTATTCA